CTTTATCGTTTCTTGTAATACGAGAAGATGTTGGTTCATCTAAAAATTTAGGATATGAATCTGCTTGACTTTTTTCCGTAATAACTATACCTGAACCATCAGTATTATACTTCTTACTTTGTGGCGTTTTTGGTGCAGAAGATAATTCAGAACTTTTTCTTGGGTCATTAAATGCTTCTTGTGGATTTGCCTCTTTTAAAGGAATTCCAGGAAACACACCCATCATAATTGGTTCTTGTGCGTTTTCACCGTCTGCAAAAAATCCCATCACCATATCACTCTCTTTTGGTGTATATGTTTGTGCATTGTTTAATGGTAAAATAGGAGTTGCCCATGGAAGATTTTCTGTCGGCAAGTCCATCTTATTTTCAGAGTGCCAACCAACACAACGAACTTTGCATCTTCCTAATTTTAGTGGATCTTGTCTGCTTTCGACAACACCAATCCACCAAATAAATCCGGCCTTACCTGCAAAATCCATAGACTCAGAAGATTTTCTCATATTAATATTCCAATATTTCTTGTATCTGTTCTGAATTACTTGCAGGAATAAAATCATTACTAGAAGAAGAGGACGCAACTTCAATAATGGTTTCGTGTTTTTCAAATCCTATAATATGTCTTGTTGCAATAATCATATATTTTCCACTTATACTTTTATCTTCTGTATCTTCTTTTTTTTCTTTTTGGCCAAATATAGGAGATTCAACATTAACATTAAAACCTGATGACAATTGAAAATTACCTGGCATAACAAGTTTTATTCTTTTCGACATTAAATTAGAAATAATAGCTTTTCTTTGAAAAACAAAATCTTCTGCTGTTTCATTTTTAGAAATTGATTCTGGATCATATTTCTTAATATACTCACTAAATTGTCTTGATGCTCCAAAAATAGATAGTGTTTTTCTGGAATTAAAATTTTGTGAATTTTGTTTACCATCTCTATTTTGAATTGATGTAAAATTTGGCGTATCATTACCATGTTTCATAGCAGAGTAATGGTCGTTATAACTTATCTGCCTAGAAGAAACGGTTCTTGTAATTGGATCAAATCCAATAAATGTTCCTGCGTTTACTCCAGAACGTGTTCTTTCAATCAAATTTGTTGTAGATAAAAATTCAAAACTTTTTGCTCCACTTATTTCTTCTACAGGAGAAGAACTTGATAAATTTTTTGTTTGAAATTTAATATCTAAAATTTCAGGTTGTGTTAGTAGTTTCGATAATGATGCAAAATTATATCCAGTTATATTTTGAAAAAACAAAAAATTAGGAGATTGTTCTTTATCTGTTGCTCTTTTTGTGCACCATTGAATAGCTTCAATTGGAGATAAATTAGGCACAACAATATTTCTTATACCAGATGAATCGGAATAAATTCCTCCCAAATTATTTTCAGACACTTTCAAATAATCAATTAATATTTTTTTAATTATCTCTGAATATGTTTCTTCATAAGATTGATTAATTTTTTGTTGGTCTGAAAAAAACAATTCATCAGAAACAAAATGTAAAACATACATTTCACTATTTGGATTAATATTTGTTCTGTCGGATTGTTTGTATATTCTAAATGCCTTTTTGAATGATGCCGTGTCATCTTCAAATTTTGAAATATCAATTAATATAGATTCCGAACCATCAAACAATAACCCTGCGGCCATTCCAACCGCATCTCTAATTAAAATGTTTCCACTCATAACTGGCATAAGAACAGAATCAAAAATATTGATTTCTTCATATATTGAAGTAATATCAATTTTTCCTGATTTACTGACAATAACCAATTCATTAACTTTGAATTGATTTGAATTATTAATATCCATTACTGACTAATCACTTTTTTAAATTGTTTTTCAATTTCTTTTACAAAATCAGGCTTGATTAAACGAATTTCTCTTTTAGATTCATTTTCTTCCATTTCATAATTATAATATGTTTTTCTTTCTTTTGTCACCACTTGTGTGATTGTTGCACCATCAGCTAAAGTAAATGATTGAGATGTTGCTGCTACATTTGCATACACGTTCGCATCAACTTGAATTTTCTCGATTGAAACTACATTATCAATATCTGTTCTAGTAACAATTTTATAATAAGAATGTGTGTTATTATTACTCATTGCCCATGCAAGACCAGTTTGTACTGTTGTGTTAGCTGCGCCATTTGCCGTATATTTTGCATCCACATAATTAATAAAAGAATCATACTTTAAAGGCCAATCATATTGTGGGTCAATTATATCGTTAAACAATAAAACAATCCAATGTCTTTCAGAATTACCATAAAATTTATGTGCAATAATTTCTGGAGTATCCGAATCTTGTATTTGATATTTGTAAAATGTTACAGAATTATCTTTTAATGTTTGTTCAAATCCAAATCTTGCAATAATATTTGTTACAGTATCTAAGCCAGTAGTTGAGTTGTTACTACTGTAAAGAGTTTTGGGAAAATAATTAAAGTATTTTGCCATTAAAATCCACCTCTAGTTCCTCTATTACCACCATTAATAGATCCACTTTTTACATTTGCACCTATGAAGTCTGTATCAAAATCATCTTTAGTGAGATAGGTAACTTCTTTAAATTGTAATGTCATTTGAATTGCAACTGGCATACCTGTTCTACCAAGAGAAGGAGAATTCTCATTAGGTACTTCATAAGCACTAAACCCATTAGGTGCATAGTTTAAATTAATGTTTTCTAAAACACATGTTGATATTTGTGGTATATTTGGATTTTGTGTTCCATTGTAGTAGAATCTTATATCAAACTCTGATGGTGGAATTAAAAATCCTTTACCAAAAGATCCAGATATTTCTGGTGCTTGGTGAAATCTTAATCTCTCAATAATTTTTTGTACTTCAAGTGACTCTCTTTCATCTCTTGGATAAAAGAAAAAATCAAATTGGAATGTTCTAAAACTAGGAGAAACATAAAGGAGTTCCATCATTGGGTTGGTTACAACACCAGTTGCTGCAAAGGCACCTAATGCACCCACTTCTCCGGCCGATTCTTTTGCTTTACTTGTTATTGCCGCTAAAGCGGTTTTTATTGCTGAATTACCTACTGTCTCTATAAAACTTTCTTTACCACTTTTAAAGTTTTCGTAACCAGAAGTTCCTGCTTCTATTGCTTGTCCCAAAACACTATTACCAGGACTTGTATCAGTATATCCTTGAGCATATGTGTAATTTAAAGTGTCTGGCATATACAATGCAATTGAATCGGTGGTTAATTCCGTTTTTTTCAATGCACCAAATCTTTTGTCAGTAATATTTTTAATTGAATTATTAATGATTGTTTGAGTTGCAGCAGAATCACCTGTTAAACTAGATGTGGATTTTCCAAACAAATTGTTTATGCCACTTTCTATCCCTTGAATTGCACCACCCAAACCTTTAGATAAACCAGAAGTTACTCCACTTAAAACACCATTAGTTGATTGGTTGATTTGATTCAAACCACTATTAACTTTATTCATAATCTCATTTGCAAAAGCAACAGAGGGTTTACCTTGAGAAAAATTAACAATAGATTGCGATTGAAAACTACTAGTTTTTTGATTTATTGCATCATCGGTGACAGTATTAGTTTGAAAAGCACTATTCTGTTGTTGACGAATATAGATTATCAAATAGTGACCTTTGTCGGCAGAGCCAAGGTCTGAAGGATATCTGTAACTTCTGGAAGTAAATTCATTACCACTAAGAGCAGAAAGAGGCCCTTTAATTCCATTACCACCTGGATTTTTATCGAATGTTATGTCTGAAAAACCAAAAAGTGCCATGATTGTCCTATAAGAGTTATAGATAGTATTTATGTCATATAAAGGAATGTTTCGTCCTAAAAACCCAAAGAAGTACAACGGAAATGCAGATAAAATTGTATACCGTTCCACATGGGAAATCAGAGTTATGAAGTGGTTAGATGATAACCCAAATGTTATCTGGTGGGCATCTGAGGAAATTGCCATACCCTATAAGTCTCCTATCGACCAAAGAGTGCATCGTTACTTTCCAGACTTCATTGTTAGGATCAAACGGAAAGATGGCCAGGAGACGACAATGGTGCTGGAGGTGAAGCCAGAGTCGCAGACAAAACAACCAGTCAGAAAACGCAAAACGGCACGGTTCATCCAAGAGTCGGCAACATATGCCGTTAATCAGGAAAAGTGGAGAGCTGCCGATTTGTTCTGTAAAGAACATGGGTGGCAATTCAAAGTTTTAACCGAAAAAGACTTAGGTATATGAGATAAATAGAAGATGGCAAAATTAATTGACAGAATCAAAACATCACTTGCAAAAGAAGGATTGACTCCTAGAACTAATGCTTCTAGAGCATGGTTGCGAGCAAAAGTAAAAGATTTGAAACCAACCTCTTCAGGATTGATGAGAGACAGAGAAAGACTCAAAAACAATTCTCTGATTGGAAAGATGTACTTCTATTTTT